CAGCATGGCGTTGGTGGATTGAATGGAATCATCCAGAGAAGTCATACTATGAAATTGGTGAGGCTGACTTTACCAAGTGGGACTTCCGTGTCGAAAAGTTCCTTGACCTGTGGCAGGACTATGTTCTGCATCCACTGAACAAGGTATTCTTCAGCAAGTTGAAGCGCAAGATCAAGGTTCGTATTGATGATACTGACTTGTGGAGTATGGACCACACTCTGGCACTGATCATTGTGCCTATGCTGAAGAAGTTGAAGGAGCAGAAGCACGGCACTCCTTACACCGACCGCGAAGATGCACCTGATGGTCCTGAGTTTGAGGATGATAGTGATCCTACCCGTGATCCTAGCGGTTACTCCGAAGCACGTTGGAACTACATCATGGATCGTATGATCTGGTCATTTGAACAGATTCTTGATGAAGACGAAGGACACTGGAACTACTACGTTCCTTATGAAGAGAACGAACATGTAGAACGTCTGTTCATCTCTGGTAAAGACGGTGAAAAGAAGTATCTTGATACTGAAGAACGCGCCCGAAAGAGAGGCCGCTATGATCCTGAACTGCATCGTCAGTACAACGATAAGATCGCAGTTGGACTAAAACTGTTTGGCAAATACTATCGCAATCTTTGGGACTAAGGAGACACTGAAATGTTGGTACACAAGCATTTGATCATTCGCGCCAAGGTGAAGAACCCACCGAAGCATGTCATTGCTACTGAACAATGGTTTCGTGACCTGATCGAAAAGATCGGTATGAAACTTCTTCGTGGCCCTATTGGTGCCTATGTTGACGTCCCCGGAAACAAGGGACTGACCATGGTTGCCGTTATCGAAACTTCCCACATTGCTATGCATGTATGGGATGAAGAAGACCCTGCTTTGATGCAGTTGGATGTATACACATGTGGCGCCTTCGATCCGCTCATTGTGTTCGAACAGATGGAACAGTTCGGCATCACCGAACGTCAGTTCCTCTACCTAGATCGTGAAGTAGACATTTTGGAGATTAGCCTATGAACATTCTTGAAACCCAATTCAAGCAACGCGCCTATGACGGCAAGTGGGAAAAGTTGGCCCAGATTTGGGACCACGAAAACAAGTATGTGTACAAGTCGGACTCAGGTTCGAACATCACATACACACCTACCAAGTGGGTGACAATTGGAGTATTTGACTACATGGGAGAACTGGAATGAACGTCAAGATAATCAAGTTGCTGACCGGCGAAGATTTGCTGGCAGAGGTACTGGTGAGTTCCGATGCTGTATGTCGAATCAAGAACCCTGTTCGTATCGTTGTGATGCCCAACAAGATTGATCCCAAGGTTCCTAATGTGGGGTTTGCTCCTTGGGCAGAATTCTCAGATGAGACAGAGTTTACACTTGACAAATCTCATGTAGTTGTTATAATGACACCTATCAAAGAGTTTGTCAACCAGTACAATACACTGTTCGGTAAACTTGTTGTTCCATCAAGCAACCTAATCCTACCACAAGGAAGATAATGAACTCATACTACACAAACGTTCAGGTTCAAGGATCCAAGATTCTCCTGAGAAGTGTAGAGAATGGTAGACGCGAGAGAAGGAAGGTTGAATATCTTCCTTCTCTTTTTGTGACTTCTAAGACCCCTACACAATTCAAGACGATTCATGGTGAGTATGTTGCTGAGGTAAAACCAGGCACCATGCGCGAAAGTCGTGACTTCATTTCTCAGTATGAGGATGTCCACGGTTTCAAAATCTATGGCATGAACCGTTTCGAGTATCAGTTCATCGCAGAAGAGTATCCTGATCATATCGACTGGGATATCAATCACATCAACATCACCAATATCGATATCGAGGTCGGTTCGGAAAGTGGGTTCCCTGAGCCCGCTTCTGCATCTGAGCCTATCACAGCAATCACCATGAAGAACAACTTGGGCAAGTTCATTGTCTTTGGTTGTGGTGAGTTCAACAACTATCGTGATGATGTTGACTATCGCCAGTGTATTGATGAAATCGACTTGATCAAGCGTTTCATTGATGAATGGTGTTCGGATTACCCTGATATTGTAACAGGTTGGAACGTCAAGTTCTTCGATATTCCCTATCTCATCAATCGTATCACCAATGTGCTTGGTGCATCCATTGCCAAGAAACTCTCACCCTGGAATAGTTTCTATGAGCGGACCGTGTTCATCATGGGTCGTGACCAGATGACCTATGTGCCTCAGGGCATCTCAATCCTAGACTACATGGAACTCTACAAGAAGTTTGCTCCCGGAGGCAACTCTCAGGAGTCATACAAACTTGACGCCATCTGTAGTGTGGAAATCAATGAGAAGAAACTCTCATATGAAGAGTATGGTAATCTTCATCGTCTCTACAAAGAGAACTATCAGTTGTTCATCGAATACAACATTCGTGACGTTGAACTCGTCGGCAAGTTGGACGACAAACTGAAGTTGATTGAGTTGGTGTTGACGTTGGCATACGACAACAAGTGTAACTATGATGATGTGTTTACCCAGGTTCGTATGTGGGACGTCATCATCTACAACCATCTTCGTAGCAAGAACATTGTGATCCCACCGAACGAACGGCACCAGAAAGATGCCGCATACATCGGCGCGCATGTGAAGGATCCACTCATCGGTATGCACAAGTGGATTGCATCGTTCGACTTGAACTCACTGTATCCTCACTTGATCATGCAGTGGAACATCAGCCCCGATACCATCATTGAACCTGCACAATACTCGGATGAGATTCGTCAGTTTATGGCAATGAACAATGTGACCATTGATAGTCTATTGACTATGGAATGTGATACTGACGTTCTGTCCAGAGAAAACATAACCCTAACCCCCAATGGCCAGTTCTTCACAAAAGAACGTCAGGGGTTCCTACCTGAACTCATGGAAGAGATGTACAATGGACGCAGCGCGTATAAGAAGAAGGCTATTGAAGCTAAGAAGGAACTTGAGAAAGAGTCCGACCCCGGAAAACGCTATGAGATTGAGAAACGCATTGCAAGGTATAATAATCTACAACTTGCGAAGAAGGTCTCTCTAAACTCTGCTTACGGTGCCTTAGGTAACGAGTTCTTCAGGTTCTTCGATATTCGACAAGCATCTGCTATCACCACATCAGGACAGCTGGCGATTCGCTGGATTGAGAAGCGTATGAATGAGTACATGAACCGCATTCTACAAACCAGAGGAGAAGACTATGTTATTGCGTCAGATACGGATTCGATCTATCTGTCTCTTGATAAACTGGTCAGCAAGACTATTGTTGCACAGAAGCCATCAAGTTCATGGATAAGGTCTGCGAAGATAAGGTGCAACCGTTCATTAACAAGGCTTACACTGAGCTTGCTGAATATGTTAATGCCTACGCACAAAAAATGCAAATGAAGCGTGAAGCCTTGGTGGATAAGGGTATCTGGACCGCCAAGAAACGCTACATTCTAAACGTCTGGAACAACGAGGGTGTTGAGTATGCCCAACCCAAGTTGAAGGTGTCTGGTCTTGAAATGATCAAGTCATCTACACCAGCGTATTGCCGAAAGATCCTCTGGGAGTCTCTTGACGTTATCGTGAACAAGACGGAGGATGATATGATCAGTATGATTGAGACATACCGCGAAGAGTTCCGGTCACAGTCGATTTCAGACATTGCGTTCCCGCGTGGTGTGAACGGTCTGGAAAAGTTCGCAGACAAGAACACTGTGTATGGTAAGGGTTGTCCGATCCATGTTCGTGGTGCACTGCTTCATAACCATCTGATCAAGACACGGCATCTGGAAAAGCAGTATCCGTTGATCCAGGAAGGTGAGAAGATCAAGTTCATTCATCTCAAGGAACCCAACCACATTCGTTCCGATATCATTGCATTCTCTCAAGTTCTGCCGAAAGAGTTTGACTTGCATGATAAGATCGACTATAATATGCAGTTCGAGAAGTCGTTTTTGGAACCACTGAAGATCATTCTCGACAGCATTGGTTGGAAGACGGAAAAGGTCAGTTCATTGGAGGATTTCTTTGGATAAGTTTACTTTACATAACGATGATTGTTTGAATGTACTCAAGACGATGGAAGACAATTCTATTGACTCTTGTGTTACTGATCCACCGTATGGTCTTTCCTTTATGGGTAAGGCATGGGATTATGATGTGCCGAAGAAAGAGATTTGGCAAGAAGTGTTTCGCGTATTGAAGCCCGGTGGACATCTTCTTGCTTTCTTCGGTTCACGCACATATCATCGCGGTGTCGTGCAGATCGAAGATGCTGGCTTTGAGATTAGGGATCAGATCATGTGGTTGTATGGTTCTGGATTTCCCAAATCACATAATGTCGGACAATGTATAGAGAAGACGATTACCACCGGTAAAGCACGAAGACCTGATAGGGACTTAGGTGGATTATCAAGAGATAGATATAGTGGTGATGTTGAAGGAAAACTATTCTCTGATACAGGAGGACAAGTTGAACTTACACATGAAGATTCTAAGAAATGGTCTGGTTGGG